CGCAGGAGTCACAGCAGCGTGTACCGCGATCTTCGAGGGGAAGCCGACGTCGACCTTGGCCACCAGAACGGGAGCCTGGCGGCTCGCGGGAAGGTCCGCACGGAGGACCACGCCGGCGCCAGACCCGCGCCCGCCGCGGGCCGCCGGACCGCCGACGAGAGACGGGACGTACTGCCCGAATGCCGAGGCCGCGACCAGGGCAGTAACGAGAATGCTGACCAGTCGTCTCATGGTGCCCCCCTATTGAATCTTGGCTTCTTGCCAGTACGCGAGAACCCGCGTAGCCTCGACCCGCTTGTAGTAGATCAGCTTGACCCGGCCGGCGGCCGGCCACCAGAAGCAGTCCTCCGCGAGCACGGGGGTCGTCGAGTCTGGGCTTGCCGGGTACGTTGCCCCGGTGATGCCGTCGGTTCGCTCGTCGAGCGGCCGGACACGCGTCCATTCGTCGTCGGCAGCTACGGTCCACAGGGACACCGTTCCTTCGCCCTCGGGAAAACACACGAGCACGGCGTCGGCGTAGCTTGGTAAGAGGAACCAGCCGTCGGTCGTGCCGATCGGAGCGGTCTCCGTCATGTTCATATCGATAGCCTGGCTGACTGCGACCGATGCCGCCAGCGCAACCGAGAACACGATCCCCAGGACCAGGCAGTGCTTCAAGAACGTCATGGATGGCTCCTTCGTTACCACGCGATCTGTTCACGATGCGTGACGAGAGACGCATTGGCCACCGTCACAGACCCTGCCGCCGGGGCAGAACCTTCTTCGTAAGTACACTTGATGTCGCACCAGAAACTCGCGTACCCGTGGTCCTGCTTCTTGTAGAACCGGAACGAACCCACCTGGATATAGTTGCCCGAGTCATGCTGTCGGGCTTCGACTACCACGAGCACCGGGCCGTCGGGGATCGTTGACACGTCGAAGTTCAGGTTCGAGTACTCGGAGACATTGTTTTTGCCGGCGGCGGTCCACGTCAGCATCACCGACCCGTTCATGACGAACCGAACATCCAACGTCACGGCAGATGTGATGCCAGTCTGCTCCGTATTGAGCACGCCTACAGGAATACTGTTGGCGTCGGTGCGCTCGCGCAAGTAGCGGTCGTTGTCCATCATCGCCGTCGCCCGAGCCAGGGTGTAGTACCAGCCCGATATCCAGTTGAGCACCGTGAACGAAAAGTCGCCCATTTCCGCTCTCCTATAGAATCTGGCCCGCGCCGGGATCGTTCTCGTCGCCAATTCGGCTACCGACCGGGTCTGTGTCGTAGTCACCGATGATGAACACCGTGCCGCTCGCCAAGACATCGACGCTGCCTTCGATCTGGGCGGCGTCGCCTATCGGATCAACGACTACCTTCGAGGCAGCGAGCACGACATCCTCAGCCCCACCGTCTGGATCGTGAAGACTGTACCGCTCGCCAGGCACAATCGCCGCGCCTGCAAACGTCGCTTCTGTTCTGTAGATCTGCCGTGCTTGCCGCAATCGTCCGAGTGTCGTTCCTGCGGCGACTCGGATGACTGCGGGAGGTACGATCCACGGGATGTCGAACTCTTTTACATAGTCCCGGTCGTATGCCGTCTCCTCATCGCGGTACTCAATCTGCGCCGGGTCGCCATTCTGCTTTTGGAATATATATCTCACGACGTTGGCAACGTGTTCCGCGCTGTCGACACACTCCGTCGCGACGACATTCGTCGCTGCACCAGGGTCGCCACGTAAGGCGATTGTGGTATCCTCTCCGATCACGGGACGCCGTAACGCTAACTGGCCATTCGGCGCACAGAACATGGCCCAGTTGTAGACACGCAGGATCCCTTGGATTGCGTCGATCACGGAATCACCCTTGCGGAACGTCCCCGACCAGTAGTGAGTAGACGTTTCTTCTTGTGCAAGCCACCATGCCCCGGTAGAGCCGGGGTCGTAGCGATTACCTCCGCCCGTCGAGCCGGTGAGCACGTTCTTCACGTTCAGCTTCGCGACGCTGTCGAGCAGGTCTATGAGCAGGTGTACAGGCGTTCTGTAATCATCGGCGTGCGGGGTGACAGTCCCAAAGGAGAACTCATCGCCTACGGCATAGGCGTTGGCGTCCGTGTTCCATCCGCCCGACTTGATCCTGGCGCACTTGTCGGAGAGCGGCCCCCAGTAGGAATTGTGGACATCGCAATCCGAGGAGATGGTCCCCGACTCGACGTTCACCCCGTACGGGTCGTAGACATCGAAAGCGGTAGCAGACGTGAATACGATTCGCCACGCGCCGGTGGGGAGGCGGAAATGATCGAGTATTTCGACGCCTTCGTCTTCACCGTCATTGTCCCAGTCGTTCTGGTAGTCGGTGCTCGCCTCCGTCGTGTAGATCAGACCGGCGAATCCGCCGACGTACCAACCCCAGTCATGAGGAAACTCAGCATTCACCAGAGACACGAGCGGATCTTCGTTCTCGAACCGAATCAGGCCGTCGCTTGACCTCGCGAGTTTTCGGATCACAGCGGTGGCGAGCGGTTCATCCTCCTCACCGATCATCGCGCGGAGCTGGCACCAGCACTGATCCAGACCAGCAGCCGGCAGGGTCAATGCGGGCGAGTGCGTCACCTCCATCTCCCATTGCTGCCCCTTCGCGATCCCGACTCCAAGCTCGGTTTCGCGGTAGATCGGATTGACGCTGACCACGAACTCAGTGGCGGTGAGATCAATGAGCTGGTTCGCCTTGTCGCGGATCAGCACCCGCAAACGACAGGCGTCTCCCCAGGCATCTCGTACCTTGTCAATCCAGGTCGTTGGGTAGAACGGCGGCATCACTGACCTACGGCGTATTGATCTCGTAGTCGTCCATCACGTTGCGCTGAGGGGCCGTCAGCGCATCACCAACCAAGTCATCCAGGCGGTCCGCCACGGCGGCCTCGAGGACGGTCGTCGCGACCCCGGCCTCCCACTCGGCCTCCAAGCCGGCGTAGTCGGCAAAAGCGAGCTGGACGACTTCCTCGCACGTCCCATCGCTGTGCAGATCGACAACCACGTAGAGGTGGTCTGCGGCAGCGTGGACCTGGGTATCCGGATCGAACACTGTCGGCCGGAACATTTTCTTGATGGTGGCCATGCTGTCCTCCCTACCACTCGGCCGCGACGACCGAGACGAGATTCCCGTATGCCGTAGCCTCGACGCCGCTCGTGAGCCCGGAGATCCCCGTCGATTGCCCGGAAGTGAACCGCCCAGTCGTGAGATCGCGCGAGAGGGCCGAACGAACCACCAAGCCGCTGCTCCAGTCGCTGCTGTAGAGCGTGTAGTTCGCCGGGCTCGCGAACCCCGGGTGGCCGAGCGTCGTGTTTTGAATGGCGAACCGAGATGTCCTCGTCGCCCCACCGCCAACGGAGTAGATCGCATACCGGCAATAGTTGCCGGCACCGTTGCCGGGGAATGTGAAGTGGCACGCGTCCAGAATCAGCCGCTGCCAGGCGCGGATGCGGAACCCGTAGAGCCATGAGTTGAGGTTGGCGACATCAAGCCGCCCGGTGCAGTTTCGCAGAATCACGTCGTTCACGTACGGACCGTAGTGATCAGTCCCTTGGTCGAGCGCGTCGATCACCATCGCGGCCGCCTGCTCCGAGCCCTGCGCCGCCGCCGCTTGAGTGAACGTGAACCCGTCGATAACGAGTCGATGCGTCTCCGCGTCAACGGGGTCGAACGTGACGAGCGGACTGGGCGTGCCGTCGCCGCGCAGATTGACGCTCGTCGAACCGTTGCCTCGGCCGTCCTGGGCGTACCCACCGCCGGCCACCGCGACGAGCCTGACGCTCCGCGTCACCGTCAGCCGCTCGGCGTAGCGGCCCGGATATACGAGGATCGCGCCGGCCGACTGTTCATCGAAATTCCCGGCCTCCCAGGCGGCAATAGCCGCCTGTATCGTGTCGAAGTGACGCCGGCTCGACGGCGATCCGCTGAGATGCAGGTTCGCTTCGGAAAACTCCGGGCTCACGAAGAAGACGTTGCCGGGGCAGAGGTAGCGGTCCAGCATCAAGCGAACATTGCGATGCGCGGGGCCCCAGTTCTGGTCGCCATCGGCCCGGTAGTCAAGTGCGGTGCGCGAGGTCAGAGTCATTGCGGCCGCTCCTCCAGTTCGTACTCCAGCGAATAGCGCCCGCCCCGAACCCTTGTCGGGTTCCACTCGCGGGTGCGCCAAAGGACCGGGATCACGCTTCCAGTCGGATTGCCGTCCGGTAGAAGATTGAAGATCCTCGCAGACCAGTACGTCTTGAGGGCCGTCAACTGCTCGCTTTCCAGCCCGCGATGGATCACGCGCCACCGGCCGATCTCAGCCCACGTCCGCTGACCGATCACGACCCCGTGGCGCTCATGCTGCGGCCCCGCGATCTCGACCCGATCCCGCGTGCGTAGGTCATCGCTGCCGAGGTACTGGCAAGGCACTTCGTAGGGGTCATAGAGCGAACCGCCGAGCGGGCACGTACCGAGCGCACTGGTTCCAAGCGCTCCATTAGTCGCATATTGGTTGCCTTGTAGCTGGTAGGCCGGGCTGCCCATCGCCTATTCCTTGTACGTACGGCTGATCTCCGTCGCGATCGTGCGGCCGATCACCCGCGCCCATTGCTTCACGGCCATGCTATTGTCCGCAATCAGCATCGATCCCCTCGGCACCGTCAGCGCCACGCTTACGTTGATCGCGCCAACGCCACCCGCGCCGGCGAGGGCATAGTTGGGAACGATCCGGCCAGGAGACCGGGGGACGAAAAGCTCCGGGCCTTTCTCGCCCACCAGGTAGGGCACCCCACCGAGCACCGGACCGCCCGCAGCCTTCCCGACTGCCGGAAAGCCAAACACTGAGGCGAAGAAACCGCCTGGACCGCCGATAGAAGCTAGTGCGATTCTCAGCACGCCCGAGAACAGCATCCCGAAGATGCTGCGGCCTACGGACGCAAGGCCATCGAGCAGACTCCGCGTCCGAAAGACCGCATCGCCGAACGCGTCAGCGATGCCGTCCGCAGCGGAGCGAGCGGCAGAAACTATGAATTGGAACTCGTCCTTCTGGAACCACTTCTCCATCGGGATTCCTGAACCTTCGACGCGCACTTCTCTCAGCGCATTCTTCAGCTCGCGTAGCTTCTGCCGAGCCTGCTCCGCGTTCTCCGTGATGATCTGTAGTCCCGGTCCGAGGTAGCCGATCAGCGCCCGCATCTCGTCTTCGGACATCACGTAGTCTGGCGAGCCCAGGCCGCCTGCGCCTCCGCTTCCACGGACCGCCGCCGCCCTCTCGTTGAACTCCTTCTCGATGGCCCGCATGTCCGCGTTGCGCTCTCCTCTTAACTGCGCGACTCTCAGCTGATGCTCCTTGCGGAAATTCTCAAAGGCGATCCGGTCCTCCTCGCTCAGTTTGGCGGCGAACGCGGCGGCAACGGCCTCGCCATAGTTCGCCCAGTCTGCCTGGTCGGCCATGAGGTTGGACACCCATGTCATCGGGTTGGCAAGCGACTGGCCGACGCGCTGCATCGATCGCCCCATCGTCTGTGCCAGTTGCTGCCACGTCGATTCGATTGCCTGAAACGCGGCCAGCATATTGTCCTTCATCAACCAGGCACCCTCGGCCACGTGACTCATCGACAGGCCGATACGCTTCACCGCGTAGGCGATCTGAACACCAAGCTCCTTGGTGACGCGCTGGACAGTGAGCCAGGCAATAGCCCACCCGCCCATCTTGTGGACAATCTTCGTGAGCCAGCCGGCGAACAAGGCCAGGACGATGATGACCCTGGCGAGCGGATTCACGCTCATCACGAAATTCACGACCTTCACCGCCGTCGCCAGCGCGTAGACGCCCGCTGTCGCAACCGCTAGGCCCTTCGCCCAGCCGATGATGTCGTCCTTGTGGTCCCGGATCCAGCCGATGAACTCGCCGGCCTTCTCCGCCAGCATGGCGATCTTCTCCGCAGCATCCTGGGCGAACTTCACGATCGCCGGCCGCGCCTTGTTTGCGAAATCGATGAACTTGTACAGGGCTTCGGTCAGTACTGGCTTCAGCGCCTTGAACGTCCCGATCAGCGCTTCCTCGAGCGCGGACTTCACTTCCTCCCAGCGGCCTCGGGTCGTGTTCATCTGCCGGTCGTACATCTCCCAGGCGGCCTGCGTCCCGGTCACAGCCCTGGTCAAACGGTCGAACTCGACCGCGCCTTGACCGATCAAGACCTGGGCGGCGGTCAGAGCCCGGATGTCGAACATCTTGGCGAGCTCGCGCGGCGACAGTTTCTGAGATTGCAGACGGGCGATCACGGCTCCGAGGCCGTCGACCTCGACGCTCACTCCCCCGAGGGCCTCCTGGAGCTCCTTGCCCGGCTCGATGAGCGTCGCCAGCACCTGCCGCAGCCCGGTGCCGGCCATCGACGCCATCATGCCGCCGTTGTGCAGTAGGGCGAGCGCCGCCGTTGTCTCCTCCAGGCTCATATTCACGGAGTGCGCCGTCGTGCCGACGTAGGACAGCGAGTCCGAGAGCCGCTGCATGTTCAGCATCGAGTTCTGAATACCCGCGCCGAAGACGTTGACCACCCGCCGCGTCTTGTCGGCCTCGATGTTGAACTGCCGCAGCGTGCTCATCGTGAGCTCGGCAGCGGTCCCCATGTCGGAGAGCGTGGCGCCCGCGAGCTTCAGGACTCCCTCGGTCGCGGCGATGATCTGGCCCGCGTTCATGCCACCGGAGGCGAGCGAGTACATCGCGTCGGCGGCCTGGGAAGCGGAGTAGGCGGTCGTTGCGCCGAGCTCGCGGGCCCGGTTCTCCAGCTGGACCATCTCGGCGTCGGTCGCACGCGCCACCGAGCCGACGTTCGCCATCGCCTGCTCGAAATTGGCGCCAACCAGGATCGCCGCTGTCGCCGCGCCCACCAGCGCGGCCGTGAGCGCGGTCGCGAGCCGCCGGAAGTCCCGGTTCACCCGGTTGCGGAAGCCGGAAAGCGTCGCCTCGGCCTGGCGGATGCCCGGCCCCAGACGATTGATCGTCCGCAGGTAGATCGCGACTTCCCGCTTCATCGAGTCGCTCACGCAGCGCCGCCCCCCATGGCTTTCTTCTCGTCGCGGAACTTCCGCGTCTCGTCATCGATCAGGTCGAACACGCGCATTGTCACGTTGCTCTGGTCCAGTACGCCACCCGCCTCCGGCAGCGCCCCGAGCTCCTTGCACCGTCGGTACAGCTGCATGTACCAAGCGGCCTCGTAGAGCAGCGCCGGGTAGTCGTCGATCGGGCAGGACGCGCAGTAGGTCTCAGGCCTGTCGCAGGTTGCGCAATCGAGTGGCTCGACCTGCCCGTCGGCGACTTCGATGAGGAACCGGATGGCGTCCCTCATTCCCCCTCGTCCACGGCCTCCTCGCCGTTGATCTCCTGAACCTTGGCCTGCAGCTTCTCGACCATCCACTTCGGTAGGCGGTCGTAGACTTCCGGGGTAATGGTCTCGTGCTCGACGGCGCCGGCGCCGAGGCCTCGGACTCGCACGACCGACCGGCAGACCCGCGTCTGCGCCATCTTGCCGGCGTTGTACCGGGCCCCACCCTTGCGGCTCGCTGTGACCATCGAGTCGGTGATCGCCCGATCGTCCCGGCCGGTGAGCGCGCGCATCCAGAACTCCACGCGTCCGGCACACTCGGGCGCGTTCGTTTCGCACGACCGCAGGTTCTGGTCGTAGCCGAGCACCAAGCTCGGCGCCTCGTCGGTCGCGTCCAGCCGGTCGAGATCGAAGTACGCTCGGTTGAGTTCGAACACAGCTTCCTCCTTGAAGCAGCGCCGGGCTACGCGGCCCAGGCGACGACGGTGTTGTCGTCCGCGGTGATCCGGATGATCGGGTCCGTGCTCTTCTTGAAGGCGCGGACCTTGAGGGTAGCGATGACGGGGTCCTCGCCGTCGCCGATCTCGCCGACGTACGAGCCAGTAATCCGCGAATGCGGGACCTCGATCTTGAGGGACTGCGGGGTGCCGGTCGGGTCGGTCGCCATCGTGACCTCGAGCGCGATCTCCTGGCCGCCCTTCCAGGCGTCGCGCTCGGCCCGCGCCTGCGCGCCTGACATCTGGCGGGTGACCTCGAAGTCGAACGTCCGGCCGCCCTCGGTGATGTCGTTGGGCTGGTCGCTGTCGAGCGTGATGTTCTCCTCGGTGTTCTGCTGGCGCTGGTAGTCCATCTTGAAGCCCGTGATCTCGCGGTTGCTCGCGACCGCGACGCCGTTGATGCCGATCTTGTAATCGCCGGCGCGCAGCGAGTGCCACGAGAGCGGGAACGCGGGCAGCGCCTTGGTGAGCGTCGCCATCTCGGCGCCCAGGTTGCAGAACGCCCCGCCAATCGCCATTTGGCAGAACTTCCGCCGGGAGACCTCGAACGACATAGAGGCGATCTTGGCGCCCAGGCCGACCTCGGTGACGAGGGCCGCCGAGGACCCGATCTGGGTCTGCAGGTCCCGGTACAGCGCGAGCCACTTGCTGTCCTGCGACGGGATGATCTGGTGGGCGTCCGAGACGATCGTGTCGCCGCCGAACGCCGCGGCCATGATGTAGCCGGCCTGCGTGATGTTGGGCTCGATGTTCGAGACGTTGAACGCGTAGTTGAACCCGGCTGCCTGGATGTCGGCGTTGTCCGGGGTCATCGTGTTGATCTGCTCGTAGGTGAAAGGCTCGCCCTCGAGCCCGGCGTTGCAGACCAGGACGTGGGCGGGGGCGGCCGGCTGATGGTTGTAGGCGGTCGCCATCGCCAGTCCGAACGTGCACTTTCGCTTCGGGATCGCCATCGCTTGGGCCTCCTTGCCGGCTGGTAGCGGCGTCTGTGCCGCCTAGAACTCGTCGCGGTACGTGACCGCGAGGGTGATCGTGATCTCCATGACGTAGTTGCCGCCCTCGAGCAGCCCGAGATTCGTCGAGGAGCTCCGGTACGAGCTGATCTCGACGCCGGGGATTCCCCACGAGACCGCGTCCCACATGATCCCCTTGATCTCCTCGCGGATCCCGAGGGCCGCGCGGATGTGCGCCTCGGCGTCCGCCGGGTCGAACTCTGACGCGATACCGATCGTGAAGGTCTCCTCGGCTTCCGACACGAGCGGCTTGTCGGCCGAGGTCTGCTCGCCTGGCAGGATGCCGACTGCGGGCGTGAGCGCGGTTGCCGGGATCGGCCCGAAGTGGTAGCTCGCGGGCGCCGTGCCGTCCCACGCGTGTGCCTGGAGGGCGGCTAGGATGGCGTCCATGATCTGCTCGGTCATCGCGTCACTTCCCCTTCACCAGGAAGTCGAGCAGCGTCGTCTGGCAGGCCTGCACGTCCTCGCGCTGCCACAGCATGAACGGGCGCGCGGGGACGCCCGGGTGCATCACGAACTGCGGGAACACCGTCTTCGCCTGCGCGGTGAATCGACCCTTTTTGTCGCGACCCTGGCCCGCGCCCGCCACCGCGAACCGCAGGGTCTTCTTGTTCTTCGCCTCGATCCGGTACCGCGCCTTCTTGGGGCCCGCGAGTCCGGTGCCGTACTGGTGGTGGGGCGCGAGGCTGTGGTGCGTGTAGATGGTCGCGTTGTCGAGGCCCAGGATCTTCTGGTGGATCGACTTCTTGAGGATGCCGGTGTCCTGCAGCGGGCGCCCCGCCTTGCGGCCGGCGGCCTGGGTGTTGCGCGACAGCGGCCGCCACTTGGTCGGCCGGCCGCCCTCCTGGAAGTTCCGCAGGACCGACCGATGCATGATCGTGGCGATCCGCTTCATCGGCGGCTTCTGCCCGCGGCCCACGATCTGGTGGAGGTACTGCTCGACCTCGCGCATGTCGATCCGCTCTTCGATCATCGCCGCGTCCCCCACCCGGTCGGGTCGTCCATGTCGAAGATCGAGTTCTCCCGGTCGCCCTCGGTCATCACTCCGCCCGTCTCGTCGACGGTCGGCTCCTTGGGCGCGTTCGCGATCCGGCTGGGGCTGGCGAGGATCCCATTGAGGCCGGACGTCGCATCGTTGATGAGCGACCGGGCGTATGCGTGCTCCTCCGGCCCCTTGGTCGCGTGGCGGGCAGCCAGGTAGCGGCCCGCGGCGAGCTGCGCGGTGAGGTCTTTGACGAGCGGGTCCACCTCGCCGTCGGCAAACGGCACCTCGTAGCCCTCGCCCAGGATCGCGTCCACGTGCACCTGGGCCGCCGCGATGTACTCGGCGAAGTCCTCGGGCACGGAGACCGCGCCCGCCTGGGGGACGTACAGCTGGACGTCGGCTGCCACGCAGTACGCCATCGCCTACTCCCGCTCGTGCGTGTCGTCGTCCGCGATCTGCGGCTCGTACTCGGGGATCGGGTCCTCCTGCTGCGGGCTCTCGGGGCTGCCCGCGTCGTCGCCGGAGCCCTTGCCACGACCCGTGAATCGCCGCGCGAGCCCGCGATCGCACAGAGCCAGGGCCTCGTCCTTCGGCAGGTCCGCGGTCTCGCCGGCGGCGTAGGTCCGCGCGCCGCTCAGGATCCGATCGTTCAACTTGACCTTCATCTCGTCTCGCTTTCTCGACGGGGCCGGGCATCACCCGGCCCCGCGCACGCGCACGAGGCCTCGCCTGCTACCAGAGCGTGGCCACGTACATCTTGTTCTGCATCGTGAGACCGGGCAGGGCGGTCCAGGTCTCCAGCGCCCACCGGCCCGCCGGGTCCTCCTCCTCCCACGACTTCACGAACTTGCCGAGGAAACCGTCGGGGGCCTTGGAGTCGAAGGCCGGGCCCTCGACCATCAGGCCGACCTCGCCGGGGGCCTTCACGATGGCCATGTCGGCCTCGGCGCCGTCGGTCGAGAGGAAGTACTTGAAGGCACCGGCAGAGTCGGTGTAGCCGTGGTCGCAGATGAACACGTCGAGGTCCGCGAGCTTCTTGACCGAGCCCTTCTCCAGGTACTCCTTCTTCGTCTGGTCGCTGAGGAAGTCGTCCGTCTCGGCCGACTGCATGAGGTAGTTGAGCGCCTGCGAACCGATGTACAGCTCGGTCGGGCCAACACCCCAGGTCTTGCGGACGGTCTCCTTCATGGCGTTGAGGTTGGTGAGAGGGACGGACGACGCCGGGACGTTCCACGCGGCCGACACGGTGCCGTAGTTGGTGAGGCCGAACGCGTACGTGGCGGGGTCCTCGCCGGTGATCGTGAGGGTACCGGTCGTGAGCAGCTTCCACTTCCAGTACTCCATCGTGTCTTCGAACAGGTTGTCGAGGTCCTCGAGCTCGCGCTTGAGGCGCGCGTTGAACCGCTCGAGGTTGTTGGTGCCGGGCTCGGTAGACAGGCGGACCAGCGACTCGGGGAACTGCTTCTTCTCGCGAAGGATGTGCAGCTTCGCCCGCGTGCGAGTCTTGCTCGTGAGCTTCACGATGCCGGCCGCGGAGTCGGGGTTGCGGAAGACGAGGACGCCCGAGTTGTTCGTGATCTTGTCGAACTCGTAGTCGCGGGTGTCCGTCGTCTCAGGCGTGAACAGAGCGTTGGTGGGCTTGGCCTTGTCGCGCACGCGCGTCTGGACCAGCCCGGTCAGCTTGGCATTCGGAGGGAACGGCATGACGAGCTCCTTCTCGGCGTAGCCGGGCTAGACGATGGAGTGCCAGATCTTCCCGGCGAGATCGGCTTCGCCGGCGGCGTCGTGACCGATCAGGTTGCCGGTCAGGACGTGGCCCAGCACCAGGATGTCACCGCCGTGATCGGTGGCGGACGCGGCGGGATCGCCGTCCTTCAGATCGACCTCGTGCATCAGGTAGCCGACGCACGTGTCGGTGCCGGCACCGGCGGTCGCCGCGGCGGTGTACTGCGCGTACTTGCCGGACGCCGTGATGATGCCCATCGCGAGGCCAGCGCGCAGGATGTGCGTCTGGCCGGTGTTCCCCGCATCGACCGCGTTCGACGCGATGGTGCGCGAAATCGAGAGCACGCGCTCGCGGACGAACCCGCGGCCGATCTCGGTGAAAGTGCGCAGAGGCATGGTTGGCTCCTTCCAGCCCTTGCGGGCTATTCCTCAGCCCCGCGGGGCTAGCTCTTCTTCTTGTCCGGCTCGTTGAGCTTGGCGCCCTCGGCGAAGTCCGCGTCGAACTGCTTCTGCTCGGGGGTCCGCTTGTCGCTGGGGTCGGGCTTCGTCTCGCCGGAGGCCTCGGCCTTCTCCTCGAACTTGAGGATCTTGGGCCGCGACTTCAGGTCCTCCGCCCAGATGGCGAACGGGCTCTTCTGCTCGGCGAAGTTCGCCATCTGCCGCAGGGCGAGGCCCGCGGCCACCGCGGCGTCCTTGCTCGCGGGCAAGAGGCGGCCGTCCTTCACCGCGGCCTCGCAGAGCCCCTCGATCTCGGCCTTGGCCCGCGCGGCGTCGTGCTCCGCGAGCTTCGTCTGCGCCGCCTTGAGCTCCGTGTCCTTGGCCGCGAGCGCCGTCACGTGGTCCTTCGCCGCCTTCTCGCCGGCCTCGGTCAGGGTCTTCACCTGCTTCTCCAGGGCCTCGATCCGGTCCTTGAGGGCCTTCTCGTCCATATCCACGTACTCCTTGTTATCGAACGTGAGGACCAGGCCATCGACCTGGTCGCCGAAGAGCGCGGGCAGATCCTGCAGGCCCTTGACCGCCGGCAGGCGCCCGCCGAGGATCGCCAGGTGGTCGGCGACCCACGGCCGCACCTTCCCGCTCGGATCCTTCCAGTTGCGCCGCAGCCCGACCGAGACCTGCTTGAAGAGCCGCTTGTTGATGGCTTCGCGTACCACCGGGGGCACGTCCGTCAGCATGGCCATGAGCCTGCCGCCCGTGTTCCTCATCCGGGACACCCACCCGCCGGCCGGCATCAAGCCCTCGTGGCCGCCGATCCGGACGGGCACCTTGATCGTGTCCCGCAGCTCGTCGAAGGCGGTGGCGATGCCGGTGAGGTCATCCTCTCGGATCGTGACCTCGCCGCCGACCGACGCGTTCCACGTCCCGGGCAGGCACACCTCAACCCACACGCCGTCCTTGTCCTCGGCGAACGTCGCCATGAGCGAGTCCGCCACCCTCTCCGCGTCCGGCTTCTCGCCGGCCGCCTTCAGAATCGTCACGAGCTGCATGCGCAGACCCATCAGTGCACCTCGCAGAGGTTGAAGCCGTCCTGCGGCTGGATTCCCGGGAGCTGCTTGGAGACCGCGAATCGCTCGCCGGTCACGATCGGGATCAGCACCGAGCGGCACTGGTAGTGGTTCGGGGGGTTGATCCGGCTGAGCGCCGGGTCGTCCTTGCGGATCACCTGACCGTGCCACGACGCGCAGAACGGCGTCGTGCGCGTGTCCAAGACGGCCGAGTACTCGAAGGCCTCGATGAACGTCCAGACTTCCTCGTCCCGCATGAGGTTCATGCGACCGGAGTTGTAGGCCTCCGCCACGTTGGTCCGGACGATGTTGTGCAGGCGCCCGGGCGCGAGCAGCTCGTCGCTCGCGCCTCCGGCCGCAATGTACGGGTCGAACAGGCGCGCGAGTTCGAACTCCATCTGCGACGCGGTGGCGCCGCGCAGGAGTCCGCGGCCGATCACGTTGCGTGCCTTGAGCAAGAGGTCGTTTCGGTACGCGCCTGCGATCGTGAAAGCCTGCCGCTCGTAGTACTCGAGCAGCCCCTTTTGCACCGGCACCTTGTCTCGCCAGAACCGGATCACGTTGCTCAGCGTATCGACGGGGGCGCCCGAGCCGGCAAGCGGCGCAACCTCCATGTTGGCCTTCATGCTCCTGCCGACGCTGGGGCGCTCCTCGACCCCAGAGGAGGAAAGACCGCGGTCGATTTCCCCCCAGACGTCGAGCGCCCCCTGATGGATCGCGTGGCCGAACGCGGCGAGGATCGAGTCCTTGAGCGTTCCCACGTGCTTCAGCTGCAGGGTGTCCGCGGCCGCCTGGTCGCGGGTCACCGTGCCGATGCCCTTCTTGCGGACCGAGGCGATCAGATCGTCGCGCATCTTGGCGAACGTCGCCGTGAGGTTGGCCGCGAGCCGCGTCTCGATGTCGTCGAGGCCGAGCTCGATCTCCGCGAAGTTGCACTTGTCGGCGTGCGCCAGGGGGCTCAGGCCTTCGGCTAAGCCCGACGCAGGCCGTGTCTTGCCGCCGACACCGGAAGGATTGGAGCCGGGGACGCCGGTGCCTTGGTCGTTCGGTCCATCGGTGGGTGGGGCCGCAGTAATCCCGGTCCCCCTGTCGTCCGAACGTCGGTTACCGGGCGCCTCTCTGGACGTCTCGTCCCCGGCATACTGGCGCGCGGGCAGCCCCAGGCGCTCGCGCACGATCGGCTCGTCGCGGTCGGCGATCCCCTTGTCCACGAGCGCGCAGAACGCCGCCGCGAGGTCCGCGAAGGCCTCGTCGCGCATCGGCCGCCACACGAGACGCGGGAACTGGTCCACCGTCCAGTTGATCGTGACCAGGCGCTTGACGAGCTGCTCGTGGAAGATGTCCTGAGCGAACGTCTCGCCGAGGTCCTCGATGACCCAGCGGAACGACTCGGAGTGCTGCTTGCCCAGCGAGTAGCTGCCGGACTCCCCCTCGTCCAGAAGTAGCTGCGGCAAGAGCACCGAGCGGCCCATCATCCGGTCGCAGTACTGGACCCGTCGCTCGAAGATCTGGCCGTTGCCCTTCGCTTCGAGGAATTCCGCCTGCCAGGTCTGCGGGATCACCGCCGCTTTCTTGACTCCGAGCTTCGACAGGAACGTCAGGATCGACTTGCGCTCGGGCTTGCCGGCGCCCTCGGGGTACTTCCCGATTGGGGTCGGCATCCCCGCCCGCTCGACGAAGACGTTCCAGAACTTGTCGATGTGGTCCTTCGCCTTCCAGTACCGGTAGGCGGCCTTCAAGTCGGACTTGCCGAAGAAGTCCCCGTCGTGATCGTGGCACCAGATCACGAAGTACCAGGGATCGAGCGCCTTCCACTGGTTGTTGACGTTCTGCTCGAGGCGCTCGAGGTTGCCGAATGGGTCGGCGACGATCCGCCACTTCTCCGGGTCGAACTTCTTGTGCTTGATCGCACGCAGGCCGATCTTGCCCTTCCACCGTCCTTCCTCGATCGCCCGATAGACAACCTCGTGGATCGAAGTCTTGAAGACGGTCGCCATCATGGCCTTCTGCATGAAGCCGCCCGTCGTCCCCTCCATCTGCTCGAGCTGGTCCTTGACGAACTCCGCGATCTCTTGGTCCTGGGCGTCCTCGGACGCCGGCACGATGTCCCAGCCGGTGGAGATCCGGCCCAGGATCTTCAGGCGCACCGCGGACTTGACCTGCGGCTCCAGCATCATCTTGCGGTAGTCGTCGAACTGGATCTCGTCGGGGTCGAACTCCGTCATCGACCCGAACTCGCGGTCGCGGACCATCGCCTTCTCGTCGGTGTCCACGCGTTCGCGCTCGGGCGTCTTACGCCGGGAGTCCGCTAACGTCGCGATGCGGTCGAGCAGGCTCACAGCGCCATCGCCTCCAGGTCGCCTGCGTCCATGCCCTCGTCGTCGAGGCTCGCGCCGAAGCTCGCCGCAGCGAAGCACAGCGCCATCAGCCGGTCACCGTAGTGGCCGGCGTCCGGGGTCCACACCCGCATCTCCTCGCGGAGGTCCGTGGTCTCGGGGTGAGCGGGGAAGTCCCAGCGGTCCATCTCGATGTCGGTGGCGAGGGATTGCACGCCGAGCTCGGGGTCCCGCTTCTTCGCCGTGGTGGTGCGGCCGACCACCTGGATCGAGCCGACCTCCTCCTCGGTCATGCCGAGGCCACGCGCGATCTCCGGATTACGGAGCATCTGGACGATGAACACCTGCGCCGCGTTGTCCTCGACGACGAACCGCGCCGACCCGCCGGCGTGCTGCACCGGCGCGTGAAACGCCCGGTAGCATTCGACCATGGCCTTCAGGATTTCCGGGGCACCCATCTGGCCGCTCCTGAGGTGGCGCAGCTGCCGACGGTGGCCCGCCCGGACCACCGTCGCGAGCGCGGTCTCGTCCGCGGTCTCCTTGGGCTTGGTCGCGAGGTCCACGCCGGTGACGAGCTCGACCTGGGCGTCCACTTTCTCGGGCCAGCGGTCCCACCACTCGATGCGGCCGCGGCTGCGCAGCCAGTGCTCCTCCTTGAAGTAGGCCGTGGTCTCGGACAGCGGCATGTCGCGGTACATGCGGTTGTACGCGACCAGGGAGGAGCCGTCGCGGATATCCCGGAGGCGCTTCCACGGGAAGCGCGCTGGCCACAGCGTCTGGCCCTTCTTGAGCCCCGTCTCGGCGTCGAACCGGACGGAGTGCCACCGCGGACGCTTGGCAATCTCGTGCAACGCGTCGTCCACGTGCCAGGCGGTGTCGATGATGATGCAGAAGCCGCCCGGCAGGACGCGGCTCATCAGCTCCTCGTCGATCGTCTCGAGGACCTTCAGCCGCTGGGCAGGGCTCTGGGTGTTCGCTTTGTCGAGGATGTTGTCCAGGATCAGGCCGTGCACGCGGGCGCCCAGGATCTGGCCGTCGAGGCCGTAGGCGGCGAGCGACGGGTCGGGCAGCCCGTACGGGCAACCGTGGACCCGGATCCCCTCGGCGCCCCAGGTGTCGGCGCCAGCGCGCAGCTCGCCCTCGGCCGGCCGCAGATCGGGGAAGACCTCCCGCACGCGCGGGTTCGAGACGATGATCCGGCCGATCGTCTTGACGTCCTTCTGGGCCTGCTTCGCCTTGGACTTGACGATCGCGTACTGCCGGTCGGGGTGCTTCCCGAGAAGCCAGGTCGCGAGGATGCGGGCCTGCGTCGATTTCCCATGTTCCACGGGGAACCACATCACCAGGCGGTCGTGCGTGCGAGCGAGGTCCTGGAACACGCGGTGGTGCGCCGCCTGGACGAGCGGTTCCCCTTGGTCGTCGATGAACGCGTACTCGGCAAACGCGTTGACGTCCGTCTGGCAGCGAGCCCGCACGTCGGCAAGCGCCTCGGCGTGGGCCGCGGCCGCCGCGGCGTCGAACGCCGCCAAGAACGCCTCGCCAGCCTGGCTCACGACGGCCACCACCAGGACGAGAACGGCGAGAAGAAGGGCCCGCAGCTCACGCATTGGCACCCCCCAGGATGTCGGCGAGCTCGGCGCGGATCGCGGCAAGGACCGTGGGGTCCTTCACGTGGCGGACTATCACGCCGGCCGCCTGCTCGACGATCTCGCGGGCCTTCTTCTCGGTGATGCCGATGGAGAGCTTGTCGTTCCAGAGACCGAGGTGGCGACCGAGGTCCCTGAGGGCGGCCGGCTTGTCCCACAGGCGCATCTCCCTCGTGCGCCCGACATACTCACGGTCCCTGCCCTGGCCCTGGTACTCCTCGAAGGTCTTGATGCTGGCAATGGCCTTGCGGACGGACGCCGGGATCTCCTCGAGCGGACGCATGCAGCCATCGCTGTCGAAGATGTCGATCGGGTCGACGTCGGCAATGTCGCGGAGGCGGTCCAACACGAAGTCCGCTTCGAGGTCGGTCCGGCTGAGGCGCTCCTGGTAGAGCTCTCGGAGCCTCGCCTGGACCGCCGGCGACCGCAGCCACGTCCACGCCTGCTTGTTAGGATTCTTGGCTCGGGAGCCTGCGCGCC